TTGAGATGGTTCGTTCTATGAAAGTGTTGTGCGCTGATGGATATGTCAGAGGCAATCAAGTATTCTGAAAAGTTGTGCGGAGTGTTCTCCTTCTCCGCTTCGCATACGAGTTGAGTTGCCCTTTCAGGAATGTTGGGGCAACTCCTCGTGTTGCCTATAAAACCCGATCCAGTGTCGGGTTGCAAAGAGTTGGTATCAAGGTGTTGTTTGTGTAAACTAGGGTCATCAAGTTCAAGAGGAGGACAAGATGAAAACATATTCCATTCAAGTTCCGTCAGGTAATTACGAAATATCTCATTCAGATTCATACGAAGCATTTGAGGTGTTGTTAGAAAAAGTGAAACCATCAGACATTATTTACTTGAAACAATTTGATAACATATTCGAAATATTAAAAATCTCGTAAAAACTAAAAGTTCAAGAGGAGGGCTTATGAAAACAAAACCAACTTGCCAGTGCCAAGTATGCGGTGAACAGTTCAAAAACATTACTGACCATATGTTGCACTACATGAGGGAACATGATGACGGCTACAAAGAACACAAGGACAGGCGTAAGCGCACTGTCAGTTGTGGTGCTTGCTTGAAACCGATGCCAGCGTCAGTGTTGATTTGCGAGTGCGGTCATAAACATTGGTCAGTAAATCAATAACAAAACAAACAACAGAGGAGACAAAATGAAATCAGAAAATAAAGAAATTGAAGCAATCAAAAAAATAATTGATTTTGATTACTTCTTAATTAAAACCATTAACGGCGAAAAAGATTATGACGGAGAGATCATAGACATAAATGAAAACAGCCTTGTAATTGAATGTTGGAATGTGGTCAAAGGTAACTTGTGTTTAACCGAAATTAAGTTCTCAGACATTGAAGAAATCTGGGCGTTAGAAGAAATGGTCTGGGGTTGATGGTTCACAAACAACTGTGTAACACCCCTGAGCCACAATGAAACCAACATAAACAAACAAAGAAAGAAGGACTGAGATGGAACGAATACCGAAACCGAAACACGGCAGTAAAGAATGGCTGATGGAAAGATGGCGTGACGATCAAGGTTGTTGCGTGTTTGGGGCTTCCGATATACCTGCGTTGATGAACGCTTCGCCATACAAGACGAGAGGCGAACTGTTCGCAGACAAGTTGAATGAGCCAGAGCCACAAGCAGAGTCAGCGATCTTTCGGCGTGGAAACTTGCTTGAGAAGCCGTTACTTGAAGCAGCAGCAGATTTCTTGAATCACGATATTTATACGCCTGATTGTATGTATCGTGATGGCAGGCTTACCGTGACGCTTGATGGTGTTGATAATTCAATCCAGCCTGAATACATCGTTGAAGCAAAAACAACCACACGCTATTCAATTCATGATGAAAACGATTTACCTGATGAATGGCTTTGGCAAGGTTGGGCGCAACAGGCGGTGCTTGAATGTTCCAATGTTTGGTTCTCAGTCCTTGACCGTGACTTGAGAATAAGTGTTGTTCCGTTACCGAAGAACGAAGTAGCGATTGACGCTTTGCGGTTAGAGGCACAAGTGTTCGGTGATTGGATTGATCAGGGTTTTGTGCCTGATGAGGAGTTAAACAATTTTTCCGCCGATGACATTACACGAATCTATAAAGTTGAACCGACCAGTGTTGAGTTAGATGTTGTGGTGGTTGATTGGTTGGTTGCTTTAGAAGATGCGAGACAGCAAAGCAAGCAGGCTACAGAGTTAGAAATAAAAGCCAAAGATGCGATTGCACGAATGTTGAAAGGCAACGAGGTCGGGTTGGTCAATGGTGTGCAAGTTGTTTCTTGGAAACAGCAGGCAGGCAAAATGTCGTTTGATATTACCCGATTAAAAAATGAACACCCAGAGTTAGTTAAAGAATATGAGAAGCAAGGTAATCCCTACCGTGTGATGAGAACACACAGAAAGAAGGTTAAGTAATGAGTAATGAAACGGAAGCAGTTATGTTGAAAGCGGTGCTGGAACAATATGCCACCCCAGACCCGAGGATCGTTGGAACGATTCCACGCAACGGAATCAATCTGGCGTATGTCAGCCACGCAGAAATCACTCGCATCTTGATTGAGATTGACCCGATGTGGAACTGGCAACCTGTTGCTTGGGTTGATGGCAGACCAGCGATACACGAAGCGAACGGTGTCTCAACAATGTGGGCAACACTCACTTTGCTTGGCAAATCGCTTGTCGGTGTTGGTTCGGTGCGTGCTGATAAACCTGATCTTGATAAAGAACTTGTCGGGGACTTCTTGCGGAACGCTGCAATGCGGTTCGGTATTTGTTTGTCTCTTTGGTCTAAACAAGATTGGGAAGTGAAAGGGAATGTGGGAAGCATCTCTACGGTTCAACCCCGTATGGCAGAACAGGTTGAACAATCAAAAAACGCCCACCCTGCGAATGTTCAACCAAAAAACAGCATCTCAGATGCTCTCAATGATGCCCAAATTGAACAAGCCTTCACAACCACCCCGAAACCCACAGCCAAGATCGGCAGCCTGATTTCAGATAAGCAGAAAGGTTTAGTGTCATCGCTGGTCAAAGAAGTTGCTGATGGTGATGTGAAACCGATTATCAAAACTTTGTTCAGTAAAGAAAACTTGAACACGCTCACAACGAAAGAAGGTTCTGATCTGATCAAACATTTGATGGGTATGAGGAAGAAATCATCTGATGAGCAACCCTTCTGAAGAGTTGCAGATGGCTTACGAGTTTGCGATTGGTGTGTTGATTGATTGCGCCCGAAAGGTTGTGGTCTTTGATGGCACTGATCGTGAATCGTTGGACAATTTGCGTGAAGCCGTGTTGAAGTTCGGTGAGGTAAATGATTTGATTGCGAAGTTTTATAGTGAATCGTGAACATTGGTCAGAAGATGCTGCGTGTCGTGGCATGAGTGCGAGTGTGTTCTTCCCTGACCACATTGGCTTTAATGATCATCGTTACGATGAGGCTCTGGCTATCTGCGCTGGTTGCACGGTGCGTCAAGAGTGTTTGGATATGGTTATTGTGTTGGAGGACACTGATGACCGTTGGGGTGTGTTCGGTGGTTTGATACCGCCTCAGAGAGCGAAGTTGCGTAAAGAGTTGAAGGAGATGTTGAGATGAAAGCAAAACTTTGTGCGTGTCTAGTGAAGCGTGTTATCCCGATGAAGCCCTTTTGTGGGGAGAAAGAAGATGACGATGAGTGAGATTGATAATCCAGTTTTTTATGATGAAACTGAAGATAAATGGAACTTGTATCGTGTTTATAATTACCATTTGGAAGAACGAAGCAAAGGCAAGTTTCAGGCTGGTTTCGTTGATTATCACGAGTTTTTGTTTGATGTTTTAGAAAATGAGTTGCACAAAATACCACTTAACCTTCATAACAGGCAACTTTTTATTTCTATGATAGAAAACTTGCGAAGTTCAATTATTGGTGTAATGAAAAAAGATTGTCTGAAGCGTGGTCAGCGAACAAAGAACGATGAACTCTTTAATGATGAGTGAAGATCGCAAAGGCGAATGTCAAGGCAACAAAGAGAAATGCAAACTCGCTGACTGCCCGAAGTTTGGCACACTTGGCAGACCAGCACGAGATGGCAACAGGCGTGTGAAAGGTTGTGCCGACCCAACAGCCAGAGGTAAGCGATCACGCACGAAAGGATTAACGAAGCAGCGTGTCGCACGGAAGCGATTGGGTGTCGCACCGTCTAACAAGTTCGGTGACGCTAACGAGGAAATGTGGCAAGATGTTTTGTTCGCTAATGAAGTCAAAGCAGGCAAACAGATTGGGGCTGCTGTAACGGCGTGGGAACGCATAGAGGCTCAGGTGCGTTCTAACGAGGCTGATTACGGTTCACGCCGTAAGCCCACAAGAGCGATTCTGATGCCTGATGACTGGGGTAAGGAAGGGCTTGTGATGATCAGATTGAGTGTGTGGGAGGAACTGGTGCGCCCTGCGATGCACGAGTTTTATGAAGGAGGCGCAAGTGAATAAACCGATCAGAGTTCTTTCGTTAGGTGCAGGTGTGCAATCAACCGCATTGCTTTTAATGATGATTCACGGCGAAGTAGAAAAGGCTGACGCAGTTATCTTTTCTGACACAGGCTGGGAACCAAAAGCGGTTTATGAGCACTTAGCAAAACTTGAATTGTTGATGGCGGAGAACAAGATGCCGTTCTACAAAGTTTCTGCTGGCAACATCAAAACAGATTTCCTTGAGTCAGAGACACGCTTCGCAACGATGCCTCTTTACACTTTGAACAAAGAAGGTAAATCAACTATGTTGATGCGCCAATGCACTAACGAATACAAGATACAGCCATTATTAAAAGTGCAGCGTGAACTCGCTGGCCTTAAGAAAGGGCAACGATCTAAAGAACATTTGATCACAACGATCATCGGAATCTCTTACGATGAGTCTCAGCGTATGCGAGACCCTGCCTTCAATTGGCTGCGTAACGAATATCCACTTGTTGATAGAAAGATCACAAGACAGGACTGCATCAAATGGTGTTTAGATCACGGCTACGATAAACCACCACGCTCAGCCTGCATAGGCTGCCCTTTCAAGCGCAATGATGAATGGCGTGAACTCAAAAACAATCCTGAAGAATGGCAAGACGCAGTTGATTTTGATAAAGCGTTACGACAGAAAGCCAGATTGAAACAGCGATTCGGTTGGGCTGGTTTGCATTCCAGTATGAAATCGCTTGACGAAGTTGATTTGCGAAGCGATAAAGAAAAAGGCATCTATAGTTTGTTTGACGAAGGGTTCAGTCAAGAGTGTGAAGGTATGTGTGGCATCTAATGAATAAACCATTCAGCCAGCAGCATTATGACGAAGATGATCACGCTAAATATCAGATATTAGAATGGCTACGCACAAAAGGCTACAAGGTTGAGATTAACCCTGATCAATACGGGATAGACATTCTTGGCAGTCGTTGGGGCAAGAACTTTCAGTTTGAAGTAGAGGTCAAACATAACTGGCACGGAGAGTTCTTTCCGTATGAGTGTGTTCATTTCTCTGCGAGGAAACGCAAGTTCGTTACCCTTGATGCCGATACTTGGTTTGTTATGTTGAATCACGAGCGCACACACGCCATGTTTATTGACGGTGAACGCTTTATGGGGTCACCTATGGTCATGAAAGACACGAAATACTCGGTGAATGAAGCGTTCGTTGAAGTTGATATCCATTGGGGTATATTTAGAAATCTCATAGAGGAGGGTAAATGACACCAGCACAAATAGAGGGAATGATTGACCGTATCTGCGGTTTGTTCCCGTCAGGTCAAGTTTCTTTAGCGAAAGCGAAACACGCTTGGACAGCAGACGATTTCTTGTTGCTCCAAGATGTGAATGATGCTCGCAAAGTTATTCCGATCATTTTAGAGAACCACGACAAGTTTCCCAACCTTAAAGATGTGCAAAAAGCGTTTCGGCATATCCGCCAGCCTGCGAAGCAGATGATCGTGTTGTGCGACATATGTGATGGAAACGGTTGGGACACTGGCAAACGATGGGATTACGCCACAAAGACTTTGATCTTAGAAGGCTTCACAAAAATTGTTTTTGATCGCCCGTATTCATATGTGGTGCGATGCCAGTGCAGAAAGTTTGAAGCAGCGTAAATAGTTAGTAAACGAAAACGAGAAGAACACCCACAAAGACCTAAACCATTCGCACGGTAGTTGGTAACACTCGGTAACGAGGGTAGAAAACGCTGTAAGTGATTATGGTGTTTGCGAATAATTTGTTTGGGTATCGCAGTGAAGGCAGAGCGATGGGGGGGTTGCGTAGTGTATTTAAGTTGCTGTGAATAAGCCTGTAAATGCGTGTGCGATTAAAAAACATTTGAAAAACACACACGCACAAAAAACTGGTAACATGAAGTTACACGCCGACTGAGGCGAACGATGAGCGATTACGCCACGACCTGTCAAGGACAGAACAAAGAAAACTAATAAACCATACCCAAGCCAAGAAGGAGGCAAGGTGATCGGAGTTACTGTGAATAAATTGTTGATTGTCTTTGTCGCAACTGTTATTGGTTGCGCCAGTGTTGCTGAGGCTGCTAACGCACCAGACCAACTTGAGCGTGTTGTGATGAGTCAGCACCCGTTTGATTATGTGCCACAGGCAAAGCGAAGTGTTCCTGCTTGGGCAAAGTGTGGGCAGTATTGGAATCAGTTGCGTGATGCTGGTTGGCTTGAGAAAGATGTTGTAAAGGCTGATGCGATTATGTGGCGTGAGTCTCGCTGTTTCGCTTCAGCACACAACAAGAATGACCCGAACACTGTTCAAGGTATAAAAGGTTCTTTGGGTCTTTTCCAAATAAATCTTTTTTGGATTCAACGCACAACTTATTATCCGAACGGATACCTTCAAACTGTTTTGAATCGTGATCTTGTTCCAGCAGATTTATTTGATATCGCTGTAACGATTGATGCTGCGCAGGCGTTAATCAGGTATGACAGGGCGCAGGGCGGTTGTGGCTGGGGTGCGTGGTTGGGCTGTTAATTTTTGAAGTTTTTTGAAATTATTTTTGAAGTTTTTATATAAACCGAGCCTGCATCGGTTTGCAGGACTGTATAAATGTTGTGATGATTTGGTGTTTTCAGGGCTTTGTGATTGAATGATCTCATCGGTTGAACAAACAGTTTGTTCAATTGAAAGTTCAAGAGGAGGACTTACAAAATGGATACCAAGACAGTAATTCAAAAACCAGAAATCAAAGACAACAGCGAATACAAAATCAACAGACGGACACGAGAAGGAAAACTTTTGTTTTCATTGTTGAACAAAGAACAAGTCAAGTCAGCCAAGTTGGTCAAAGTCATCAAGCCAGTTTCAGACGGGCGGATAATTGAAACAAATGGTGTTCAAGTTCAATGGGGAACACCACTTGTTATTTCAATGGCACGAGACATCAACAACCACCCAAACCACACCGACAATGATGTGGTGAATGTTGTGGTCACTGAGATGATTCAAACCGAGTTCGCTGACAAACCTGAGTTCATTGCTTACACAACAGTTGGCGATGAGCCACAAGTGTTCACAATGGACGGCAGAGATTACGCCCGAACTGACCTTGAAAAAGAAGCCCTACGCCGAGCGATGGCGTCTGACCAAGTTGAGGAATTGAGGTTGGGCTGGTTGTCACTTGAGCGAGCCAGAGAATACCAACTGGCACACCAAACAAAACTTGAGGAAGCCAAAGCCAACGCTAAAATCTCGGAACATGATAGTTACATGGTTCGTAGGTCACAACAAAACCTTGAGCAGTTAGAAAAAATATTGGCAAAGCCACTTGAAGTTACACCAAAAGAATTGATCAAACGAGCCAAGTTTCTTTTGACGAAACAGTTGTTTGAACTGGTGGTAAACAATGTTGGTCAGCCATATTGTAAGAAAACTTTTCACTCAAATGATTACGGCTCAGACCGATACCGAATCATGACTGTGAATGATGTTATGGCTTACATCACAACACAGTGGAAGAGCACAGATTGGGGTCACGACAACGACCTTGACCAAGCAGTTATCAAAGACTTCATTCAAGAAATCCGCTGATTAGCGGTCGGGTGGCTGGCAGGCTTTCAGGTTCAAGCCCTGAACACCCACAAAACGAAAGCCGAAATCAACTATCAATCAAGAGGACGAACAGAAATGAATTTTAAGTCATTGAACCCATCTGATAAGTGGTCATCTCAAAAAATCAAATACTATGACCGCAAACTTTTTTCACCAATGGCTGGTCACGAAATGAAAGTAACTTTAACTCAACTCCCAACATTTTATCATTATGAAAACGGATTCATCGCTGAATGCTCGTGTGGTTTTAAAGCAAGGCATCGTGGGCACATCAGCAACAAAAAAATTACTGAAGTTCATAACGCTGAGATTGCCGACCTACTTCAATTAGGTGTATCGCTTCCTGACTTTTACAATTTAACAAAAACAACAACAGAGGAGGAACAGAAATGAACAAAACAAACAAAAAGCAATACACAAGTATCAACCAGATCATCAGCGAAGCAGAAAAAGCAGGTTCACACTTCTTCACCATAGGCACATTAAGGTTCTTTAGCAGCCGAATTTACAAAGAAATCTATGGTGGCTGTTACTTCATCACAAGCGAGCGTGATAATTACAGAGACAGCAACCCACGCTTCTACACGATCAGGAAGTATGAAGGCGGTTTGAAAATTGAAACAGTTGGCGAGTTCTGCCAATACACTTCAAAAGCGCAGGCGATATCAGCAGTCAAAAAACTAATCAAAACAGAGGAGACAAAATGAAGATCACCAAACACTCACTAGATCACATAGAACTGATCTCAAGCGGAGACACAGCCCTATTTGAAATCAGATTGATTGTGGCGATGCACGACTGGTCAGATGATGAATCTGACATTGGCTATCAAGAAATGGGTGCGCTGAGTTGGCTGATGAACTTGCTTAGCCTTGCAGCATCAGGCGAGGACATAGAGACAGGCGCACAAGAGTTCCTGAAATCAATGATGACCCTAAACGAAGAACGAGTTCATCTTTGCAAAGTAGAAAAAATCAACTACAACATTGACGAGATCGGGGAAACAAAATGAGAGGCGTTCCCTGTTTCGTTCAAAAGAACCACTACGGATATTGGGTGATCAGCGATTTTGATAACCAAGATCGCCTAGTAACAATTAAATATCTTTACTACACAAAAAAAGAAGCAATCAAATGTTTCAAACAAGAACTTAAAGAAATCAACGCCAAACAAACCACCAAACAAGGGGTAACTAAATGAAACCACAACTATCGCTTACTATTTCGCTGGCATCAATCGCAGCCCTGCTGTTAATGATTCTGGCACCAACCGAAACCGAATCCACTACAGCAGGCTGGGTTGGCTACGGCATAATCATCGGACTACTGCTCAGCGTGGCTCTTAGGGCTTCCAGCACTTTGTTGTATCAGCGCAGTTACAAACAACCTAAAAAGGCATACCCCAATCGCAGCCGATAGGCTCAAAGTCGTTCCCTGTGGCAATCTGCGCTTCGCTTTCTTTCCCCTCTTGAGCGTGAAGCCCTACCTGAAATGGTGGCACAGGGAATGTTCACCGATAAGGAAAGC